AGGTGTCAGAGGATCTATGCGACGCTCAGGAAGCCGACGAAACCCGGCAAGATACCGAGAGATACCTTAACGGGATCTTAGACACAGACGCCCTGAAGGCATCAATCGCGGCCCTTAGTCCTTACACCCGGTAAAATAATTTAAATATTTGTCAAAATAATGCTTGACAAGTTAAACAGGGTCAGGCATTATAGGTTCATCAACTAACAGAACGGAGCAAAACAATGGCAACAGATCACGCACAAGTAGGAAAGGCAATCAAAGCGGAACTAAAAAAGCACGGCATCAAATCCAGCGTTCGCGGCAAATCATTCTCAGGCGGCGACAGTGTGGACGTTCACATTGATGCTATTCAGGGCGACCGGGTTCTCTGCCCTGCAACCATCGAGAAGATTCAGTCTTTTGCTAAGTCTTTCCAGATGGGCCACTTTAACGGCATGGAAGATATTTATGAGTACTCCAACACAAACGACGGGCCACAAGTCAAGTTTGTGTTTGTCTCTGTCAACTATGGCGAGCTACGAGAAATGGCAGCCGCTCACATTGACAACCTTTTTGAAGATGGCGACGAGGCGAGAATTGAGGGCACTTTCCGACGCGATACTTTGATCAACAGCTTGTTGACTAAAGGCGACTTTAACTTTTACCGGCAGTTTAAAGCTCGGCAGAAGGTGGCAGCATGAAAAAGAGCAGAAGAAAAAGCGCGGCAGTTAGACAGCACCAAAAAGACAATCTCTACAGAGTTTTAGCCTCTCTAGGCGCTCTCTCGATCCTTGTGGGGTCGTTCTTCCTGTAGCTTGACCCCTTAACCTTCTAAACCTTCTAGCCCCTTAAATGGGGCTTTTTTTTGTGTATTCATCAAGTTATGATATAACGGCCTAAAAAATAAGGTCTTTTGTCATGCCCAAAGGTAAAGCGGAAACCCCTTCGCCTGATTTTTCAACCCCGTTAAAGCATTTTAGCATCTCCGAGTTCGATTGCAGTGTCACTGGAGAAAATGAGATGGAGCCAGAGTTTCTGTTAATGCTCGACGCTCTGAGAGATGAGTGCGGCTTCAGCTTTACGATTACAAGCGGTTACAGGTCGCCAGATCACCCAATCGAAGCGGCAAAGGCTAAACCGGGAACTCACGCGCAAGGGATCGCGGCAGATATCGCAACGACAGACGCGCACCAAAGGTTTTTAATTGTCAGCAATGCGGTTAAGTTAGGCTTTCAGGGCATCGGTGTTGCTCGCTCATTTATTCACGTTGACAGCCGAACAACTAAGCCTAGGGTTTGGTCTTACTCGTGATATTGTCGCAACTATAAAAAGGCCCGAACATGGCGAAAGATCCAAGGCTTGAACGGTACAACCTCGAAGGCTACAACAAGCCAAAGCGAACCCCAAAGCATCCGAGCAAGTCTCACGTCGTACTGGCGAAGGATGGCAGCACCGTAAAGCTGATCCGATTCGGTCAACAAGGTGTAAGCGGAAGCCCGGCAAGGAAGGGCGAAAGCAAAGCAGATGCGGCAAGGCGGGCATCATTTAAGGCTCGACACGCCAAAGGGATAGCCAAAGGCAAGCTCTCGGGGTCGTATTGGTCAAACCGGGTAAAATGGTAAGTGTGGCCCAAACAACGGAAAAGGGGGCAATGGCCCCACAAAAACAAAGGAACTCCCTTTTATGCCTTACAAAGACTTAAAAAAGCAAGGTCAGAAGGTCAAGAAAACAAGCGACAAGAAACGCAAGCCGATGAAGAAACCCAAGAGGTGATGAGATGGCAGGGCGACCCAGAACAGAGATAGACCTTGACGAACTCCGCAAGCTAATGGCCTTGAATTGCACGATGGCAGAGGTTGCTGCTTTCTTCGGTTGCAACAAGCGAACCATTGAGCGAAGGGCGGCAGAGGATGAGGAGTTTGCTGAGATCATAGAAAGCGGTCGGGCAGATGGCATGCTGTCAGTCAGGCGGCAGCAATTCCAGATCATGGAAGGCGGGAATGCTACGATGGCGATCTGGCTTGGTAAGCAGCTATTAGGGCAACGGGATCAGATCGACACCATCCAAGAGCACAAGCCCATATCTATCGAGATCGTCAACCCTTATGCCTTCGACGATTAGCCCAACCAAGCCCCAATTCGACTACATCACAAGCGGCGCCCAATTTCCCGCAATGGTGGCGGGATTCGGTGCCGGTAAGACAGAGGCCGCAATACATCGGTCTATCATTGGTAAATTAAGGAACCCAACAACAAACCGAGGTTTCTACGCTCCGACCTATGACCTGATCCGAATGATTGCCTTTCCACGATTCGAAGAAATTTTGACCGAGCTGGATATACCTTATCGACTCTACAAGTCGCCGTTGAACTATCTCGAAGTAAACGGGATGGGCGCGGTCTTTTTCCGGTCTATGGATGCGCCTCACCGGATTGTAGGGTATGAACACGCCGACGCGGACGTTGACGAGCTGGACACCATGAAGCCAGAAGAAGCGGCCCATGCTTGGCGACAGATCGTCGCTAGAAACCGGCAGAAGAAGAAAGACGGAGCGCCCAATACGGTTGGGGTAACAACCACGCCCGAGGGGTTTAGGTTTGTCTATCAGACTTGGAAGAAAGACCCGAAGCCGGGCTATGAGATCATTCAAGCGCCCACAGAGAGCAATCCTCATGTGCCCGAGGGTTATGTTGACAGCCTCAAAGCGATCTACCCAGAGCACCTACTGAGCGCTTACCTAGATGGTCAGTTTGTCAACCTTACGAGCGGCACAGTATATGCGAGCTATGACCGCCACGGTTGCGGCTCAAATGAGACGATTCGAGACGCCGAACCCTTGTACATTGGTTGCGACTTCAACGTCACGAAACAAGCCGCCACGGTGTACGTACAACGCCAAGGCGGGCGCGAATGGCATGCGGTTGACGAGCTGGTGAATATGTACGATACGCCCGAGATGGTGCGAATCATCAACGACCGATATCCGCATCATCCGATCTACATCTACCCAGACGCATCGGGGGGAAGTAGAAAGACGGTCAACGCTTCGCTATCTGACATCGCGCTACTTGAGCAAGCGGGGTTTACGGTCAGGGCGAAGAAAACGAATCCAGCGGTAAAGGATAGGGTCGCGTCGATGAATAGGGCGCTCGATCAGGGAAGGGTTAAGATTAACGCTGAGGCATGCAAAGTCACCGCCGAATCGTTAGAGCAACAAGTGTACAAAAACGGCGAACCGGACAAGTCTAGTGGGGTAGATCATCAAAACGATGCGACCACCTACCCAATCGCCTATGAGATGCCAATCATGAAACCCGTCGCAAATGTTCGCTTTGCGTTTGCCACCTAAAGACAGAGGCCAAAATGACAGTTGAAACGAAAAACCCAACTTACGAAATGTATCTCCCCGTCTGGGAGAAAACCCGAGACGCTGTAAAGGGATCGGTCGCGGTTAAGGAAAAGCGGCATATCTACCTTCCAGTGCCCGATGCCGAATCAAACGACGAGAGGGTCGGCACAGAGTCCATGAGATACCGGCAATATCTCAAGCGGGCGCTGTTCACCAATTTTACTGGACGGACTAAGAATGCCCTAGTCGGAGCTGCTTTCCGAAAAATGCCAATGCTCGAACTGCCGACCGGACTTGAATATTTAGTCGATGATGCCACGGGCGACGGTTTGGGATTGGTACAGATGGCTAAGGATGAGCTGTCCAACCTACTAGAGACGGGCCGGTCTTTCTTGCTGGTTGACTATCCCCAAACAGAGGACGGGTTAAGCGCTGAGGATGTGGCGATATTAGACCTAAGAGCCTCGATCATCCCTTATGCTGCCGAACAGGTCATTAACTGGCGAACTGAGGCGGTTCGAGGTCGCAAGCTCTTGACCCTTTGTGTCATTGCAGAGGAATATAAGGACGGTGGCGACGAGTTCTCGCATGACACTGATACACAGTATCGGGTGCTAAGGCTGCGCGAGGACGGCTATACACAACAACTCTACAGGGACGGCGTACCATATACCGACGAGTTCTATCCAAAAAGAGCAGACGGCAGCACTTGGGACGTTATTCCGGGCATTTTTGTAGGCTCCAAAAACAACGACGCGACCATCGACGACGCGCCATTGTCAGATATTGCAGACGTGAATATCGCACACTACCGCAACTCAGCAGATTATGAGGAATCTTGCTTCTTAACAGGTCAACCTACCCTATTTATCACCCATAGCCTCAGCATGGAGCAGTGGTTTGAGTACAACCCTGAAGGCATCAAGCTAGGATCAAGGGCGGGGCATGTCTTGGGTGAGTCAGGCGGGGCGACATTGGTGCAAGCAGACCCCAATAATCTTGTATTGGAGGCAATGAAGGCCAAAGAGAACGCCATGATAGCGATCGGTGCACGTATTGTGACCGACAGAGGCGGGAATGAGACAGCAGAGGGCGCTCGAATCCGATTCGCCAGTGAAAACTCAGTATTAGGGGATATTGTCCACAACCTAAGCCAAGCTATCGAGCAATCCCTAGTTTGGGCTGGTGAGTTCATGGGCGTAGGTGAAGCAGCAGAGTTTGAGATCAATCGAGAGTTCTACGACAAGACGGTCGATCCGCAGTTGCTGATGTCTATGGTCACGCTTCTTGATCGACAAATCATCAGCGATCAGGACATATTCTCAAGACTGAAGGCGGGCGGCATCATCGAAGCTGATCGACAACTCGAAGATGTTAAGCAAGAGCTTGGCGAACTGGCTCCACTCGGCTAATCAATGTCAACTAACGATAAAATCGAAGACGCTATCACAAGGCACCAGATCTTCGTTATGCGGTATTCGCAGGGGCGTGAGCGTTTGGCCGATGAGTATGTGGAAAAGCTCATACAGGCCGTTACAGAGCGTCTGGGGGCTGATATAACGTCTGTTTCCGCTGCGAGACTGGATCAGATCATTGCCGAGGTGGTTGCAGATATCGAAACCCGCTCCAAAGAATACGAGCAATCGGTCGTTGATGAAATGCTGGAGTTTGTCGGCTATCAGTCTGACTTTAACGTCAATCTTCTTGATTTCAACGTCGATGCCGAAGTAGTCACACCCGCACTCGGGGTGCTGCAAGCCGCCATGCTGCTCAGACGAATGCCCTTGGAGCCGACCAAATCCTACACAGTCAACGAAGCCTTGCAAGAATACTCTAAGCGTAAGTCAAGACAGATTATCCAAACGGTGAGAGATGGCGTGACCTTGGGGCAGACTTCCCAGGAAATTACTAAGAATATCAAGGACTTAACTAAACTCCAACAAAGACAAGCTGCAACTCTGGCTAGAACGATAACCAACTATGTGAGCATTCAAGCGCGAGAAGTGGTTATGAGAGAGAACTCTGATATAACCGATAGTTATAAGTGGATTGCCACGCTAGATAGCCGCACCTCTTTGATTTGTGCAAGCAGGGATCAACAAGTATTCAAAGAGAGCAACGACAGCCCAAAACCGCCCGCGCACTTCAACTGCCGAAGCACCATCGCTCCAATACTTAAAGATGAGTTCGATTTGGGTCTCGACATAGACGCACGTAGGCCAGCCGTAAGCGATGCTGGGGTTAAACAGGTAAGTAGCAGCACCCCATACGAAACGTGGCTCAGAAGGCAATCTAGGGCGTTTCAAACGGAAGTGCTAGGGGTAACGAGAGCTAAACTGTTCCGAGAGGGGCGAATATCAATAGGGCGCTTTGTGGATGCACAAGGGGCAACGTTGACACTCGACCAACTTAGGAAGCTGGAGCCTATAGTCTTTGAGGACTTAGGCATTTAAACGGCAGAGCCGTAAATTGCAAACTAGAGGTGAGCAAAAATGGAAGCGTTAAAAGACATTGAACTAGATGATGAGGTTAAAGGGAAGATTGCGGAGCAGATCGAGCAAGAACTGCAAGCAAGGCTAGATCAAGAGGTATCGGGGTTAAAGGCCAAAAACGACGAGCTAATCGCTGAAAAACGAAAGGCTCAAGAAGAAAGGGAAGCGGCCAAGGCCAGAGCTAAGAGCGAGGCCGAGGAGAAAGCGAGAGCAGAGAACGACTACAAGCAGCTTTTCGAGTCGCAAAAGCAGGAATCCGATTCTTTGCGTAGAACGATCGAGAAAATGAACGCCGACATATCACGGTCAAAAATTGATACAGAGGCTTCTAAGTTAGCGTCAGTATTGACAAAAGACACAAGTCGGGCAAAACTATTACAACAACAGATTAGCCAGAGGCTAACACTTGTTGACAATGAGATTCGAGTCGCTGATGAGACGGGCCAATTAACCGTTTCCTCCCTCGAAGATCTGACTAACTCTATCAAGCAAAACTTTCCGTTTTTGGTTGATGGCAGTCAAGCAAATGGCGGCGGGGCCGTTCGAGCGCAAGGTGGAGCCGAAGCGCGATCCAAAGAGATGTTACGAGCCGATTTTGAGGCATTACGTCCGACAGAACAGTCGGAGTTTATGCGTTCGGGCGGCAAACTATACGATGAATAAGGAGGCCAACAATGGCTAACGTATTGACTAACCTTGCCGCAGATATTTTCAAAGCGGCTGACGTAGTAGGGCGGGAGCTTGTCGGCTTTATCCCTGCTTCAACCATCAACGCAAACGGATCGGAGCGAGTCGCCAAGGGCGATACTGTTCGAGCATCCTTCACGCGAGCTGCGACAGCAGTTGATGTAACTGAGTCTATGACCATCCCTCAAGGGACGGATCAGACTGTTGACAACAAGACCCTTTCGATCACCAAATCAAGAGCCGTCCAAATCCCTTACACTGGGGAAGATGTACGCCACTTGAACAACGGTATTGGCTTCGAGACTGTATACGGCGATCAAATTGCTCAAGCAATGCGAACTCTGTGCAACGAAGTAGAAGCGGATCTTGCTGTTGAAGCATACACTAACGCATCACGCGCTCATGGAACGGCTGGAACCACGCCATTTGCTAACAACAACCACGCTATCGCTGAGGTGAGAAAGATCTTGGTTGATAACGGAATGCCAGCGGAGCAAGATCAAGTCTCTTTGATTATGGACTCATCTGCCGGTGCAGCTTTGCGAAAGCTCGCTGCGTTGCAGGAAGTCAACAAGTCTGGCAATGACACCCTTTTACGTCAGGGCATCTTGCTTGACCTGTTCGGCATGGGTATTCGAGAGTCTGCTCAAATCCAGAGCCACACCAAAGGTACGGCTACCGGATTAGACGCAAACGGTGGCGAAGCTGCTGGCGAAACGACTATTGCCCTCGACGGTGGAGACGGCGGTAGCTTGCTTTCTGGTGATGTTGTCACGTTCGCAGGAGACAGCAATCTGTATGTCGTAAACACTGGCTTTACTGCTGCTACTGGCAACGCTGTAATCGGTTCTCCCGGTTTACAGGCTGCGTTAGCCACTGGCGTAGAAATGACTATTGGCAATAACTATACTGCCAACATTGCTATGCACCGTAGAGCGATGGAACTCGCTATCCGAGCACCGGCTGTACCTGAAGGCGGCGATGCTGCCGACGATTCTTTGATCGTTCAAGACCAGCACAGTGGCTTGGTATTCGAGGTTCGCGTTTACCGTGGATATCGTAAGTCTATGATTGAAGTAGGCGTAGCATGGGGTGTTAAGGCTTGGAAGCCTGACTTCATTGCAACTCTGCTCGGCTAATCATAGTCAAAGCTATAGATGACTGGGGGCTTCGGCCCCCAAGATTCTTACTCAAGGATAAGTAATGGCTCTGATAATCGAAGATGGATCGGGTGTAGCAAACGCTAATAGCTATATCACTGCTGACGATTGGGATACGTGGGCGACAGCTCGTGGAATTTCTCACACTCACAGCGACAGCCACATTGAAGAATTTATCCTTACTGCTATGGATTACTTTGAGGCTTTGAGCTTCATAGGCCGAAAAGCTACTGACGAGCAGGAACTACAGTGGCCAAGAACAGAAGTATATATAGACAGCTATTCGGTTGATTCTGATGAGATACCAAAGCAAGTTAAAAACGCGCTTTATGAAATTACTCGGACGGTTGCTGATGGCAATTTCGCGTTATCTGCGCGAGAAAGACAGACAACCCAAGAAAAAATAGGTGATATAACGGTCACTTACAAGAATAACGCCAGTATGCGGAAGGAAACCCCAGCCGTTACGTCGGCGCTACGGAAGATTACCAAGTCAGTCAATGCGGTGTCGAGATCATGAGTTTTAACTACGCAGCCACACAATCGACTGCGACTAGCATCTTGACAAAGTTTGGCGAAGATGCCACTGCAACCAGAACGACTGACGCTAGTTTTGATCCTACAACTGGATCTTATGCTGGAGGCAGTACAACCACTATTGTGGGCAAGGCTGTACGTCTGAACTACAGCAAGTCTGAGATAGATGGCGAAATGGTACAGAGAGACGACGCTAGGATGTATTTTCAGGCTGGCAACGGAGCACCTGAAATAGACGATAACATTCTGTTCGACTCAGAAAATTATAGGGTTATGGATGTTGTAACTATTGCCCCCTCTGATACGGATGTGCTCTATGAGCTTCAAATTAGACGTTAAGAAGTGGGCAGAAGA